CGGCTTTGTTAAGCGCGGCGTTAAACTTGGTCAGCGTGGCAGCGACGGTGTCAAAGCTGTCGCCGGTTTCGCGGGCGACGCGGTCCAGGGCGCTGATGTTTTCAACGCTGGCGCCGGTGGCGTCTGACAGGTCGTTGAAGGCGTCGATGTCGCGCAGGGCAGTGCTAAAGGAAATGACCGCGCTGGTGGCGGTGGCAGCGGCGGCGGCTATCAGGCCCATCTTGAGCACCTGGCCAATGACCGCGCCTTTGTTGTAGGCCTCGTTGAGTTTTAACGAGGACTCGGCTAGCTTTAATTGTTGCTCTGTGGCGCCTTTCAGGCTTAGCTCAAGCAGCTTGGCCTCGGTTGCTGACTTGCCGTTGGTGGCGGCTGCCAGCTGCAGCTTTTGAATGCTTCGCTCCACAGCGCTGAAGGCCGGGCCGGTGGCGTCCTTGGCGCCAATGGTGATGCTGGCGGTGGTGTCAGCCATTATTTTTTGGCCGCGCGCAGGGTTTCAAGGGCGGCGTCTTCCAGCGTGCGCACCTCTGCAAACACGCTGGCGCGGTCTGCTGCCTTGACGCCGCACAGGCGCATGGTATGGGCCAGGGCGGTGTAGTCCAGCCCGGTGGGGCCTGCCATGCCGATGCGCCACTGAGTTGACATTGCAATGAACACGTTGACTGCCTCTAAGTTATCGGGCCATACCTCAACTGGCGGGCCGCTGGCTTCTTCTACGGTGAGGCCATAGGCTTGCGCCTCTTCCTCGGTGGGGCCCGGTGTGTAGAGTGCCTTGGCGACCGCCCTCAATTTCCCTGCTTGACCTTGACCGACTCTTGCAGGTACGCGAGATACACGCACGCGGCTGCGCCGATGTAGTTTTCAAGCAGCTCAGCCGCGTTGGCGCGGTTAAACTCAGCGTCCAGATCCCAGCCCTCGACCATGGCCAGGAAGGTGTCAAGCTCATCGGTGCCGGGGCGATTGTCCACAAAGTCCTGCAGCGCTGTTTTAGTGCGGTGCTTGAATGTGAACTCGACCAGTGCCGAGTCTTGACCCGGCACGGGGATGGCCACTTTGAACGGGAACCTGGGCGCGGGCTGCAGCGTGAGCTTGGTCATGGCGCGGCTCAGGTCGCGTAACGCACAGGCTCATTGAGCAGCGAGATGGTGACCTCGACGGCCATGATCTGGTTGACGCTGAGGGACGGCGTCTTGTTCAGGCTGATGTAGCCGTTGTAGATCAGCTTGGAGCCGCTGGGCAGCGTGATGCGGATCGCGCGCGGCAAGCGGTCGTCATTGGCCGTGGATGCCAGCACGTAGCCTGCCTGGGTGGCGTCGTCGGCCACGCTGAAGGAAATGCCGAAGGCGCTCTTGAAAGTAGGGATGCGCTTTTCAGCGTCGCTTTCCAAGAACTGGTAATTGACAAACTGCTGTTCGCCGCCTGAGCTGGTGGAGCTGAGGATCTGCGCGAGCTGGGTGAAGCCGGTGATCTTGCGCACGCTGCCGATGCCGCCGGCTGCGGGGTACACGCTGGTGCTGGTGGCGTCAATGCCTTCGAGCTCAAAGTTGTTGGCAGTCACCGCGCCGACGCGCACCACCTTGCCGGTCAGGCGAGACCAGCCGCTGGTGACCTCGACAAAGTCGCCCAGCGCCAGGCCGTGCGCGGTGCTGGTGGCCGATGCCGGGCTGGCGTTGGTGATGGCGCTGACGGTCAGGTTGCCGCCGTAGCCGGACGCAATGGCGACTAGCGCGCCGTTGGGGACTGAAACTGCCATGATGGATTCCTTTAAAAATGTTTACAAAATCACGTCGGGTGCTGTGGGGCTGACGGCATAGGCAAAGCGCCAGGACTGCTGGCGGCTGGCCAGGCGGCGGTCGGTGTCGCCGCGGCTGACCAGCCTGCTGCTGGTGATGCTGTAGCCCAGGCGGCAAAGTGCGGCCACGGTGCTGCTGGCGGCGATGATCTTTTCAACCTGAAGGCCAAAGGCGCGGCTGGCCGGGGCAGCGTCTAAGCTGTCGGTCAGCACGCAATCAATCGTGACGGCCAGCTCGCGCTGCTGGTTGCCGTCCAGAAAAATCACCTCGGCGGTTTCACCGGCGTCGGCCTCTTCAATGCAAATAGCGGGCAGCTCTGTGGCCTGCAGCGGGTCTACACGGTCAAGAAACACGCGGGTAGCAGCCACCGTGCCGCCTGCGGCCAATAAGGCCTTCAGAGCATCGAGGATTTGCTGTTGTGCGTGTGCCATGGCTCTGGGCTTTAAGTGCGCAGGCGTAGCATGGTGATGCCGGTGCCGTCGGGCATGGCCTCAATCACTTTGTAGGTGACCGCACCGACCACCACCGATGCCCCGACCACATTGGTCGGAACATCAGCGCTGGCCAGCGTCAGCACCGGGGCGCTGCTCATGATGCCGCTGGCCATGTCTTGCAGCTCATAAGCTGCGTCGAAGATGCCGCGCACTGTCAAGCCAGCGAGGGTTGCGTCAACATTCGACAGCTGCTTGAAGACGGCTGTGTTCAGTCGTGTCTCAAGGGCTGCGAATGGTGCGGTCATGGCTGGGCTGGGCGGGTTAGGTCAACGCTGCTATCAGGTCGCTACAGGCACGGTCTGGCCGAGCTTGATGAGCACGGTCGGCGATGGGTTGGCAGCGGCTGCCACAGCCACGCCAATGCACTGCTGAGCTGTGGTCGTCTTGTTGACCACTTTGTTGGTGGCGTCCCAAAACAAGCGGTCGCCCACAGCAATTGCCAGGGCGCTGGTTTTGCCGATCTCGTACACGCCTTCGGTGCGAAACTCGCCAGATGTATTGGCTGCCACGTCGCCAGTGGCAATGCCAAACAAAGCCGAGCCAAACAAAAAGCCAACACCAGACGCAACAGCGGCCGATGGCGTGAGGGTGAGGATCACACCGGCTTGAAAATATGTTTTCATTTAAAAACTCCAGAAAATAAAATGGTGGGTGGTAAGCCGGCGCCTTGGCCCCGACTCGGTTTGCTTTGGTTTAAGCGCCGTTGGACTTGGCCAAGCCGCGGAAGTCGATGGCTTTGGCGGCAAAGTCAAGGCGGCACTTGTAGCTGATGCCGTCGGTCTCAAAGCCTATTTGGCTTTCGATGACCGGGCCTTCAGCGCCGTCGAGGTAGCAGTACTCGACCGTGTCAACCTGCGAGCTGGCAGCAGCCAGGTACCAGGCGGTGGCGCTGTTGGCGTCGAGCAGCGGCTCAACAATGGCCTCCAGCGCCGTGCGGCCACCGGTTCGGAACTCGTTGACAGCGCTTTGCGTGGCTGGCGTGTACTGGTTGCTGGTGAGCTGGTAGGCCGTCTGCTCAAGCGCGGCGGGCACGATTAGATAGCTTGGTGCCAGTGCCAGCTCTTCGCCAGCCATGCCTTTTTGCAAGCGCATGGCGGTGCGGCCAGCGGTCAGGCTGGCGAGCTGCAGCGCGCTGCCTGCACCTGTCTGCAGGTTGGCGTGGCCGCCAGCGGTGGTGACGGCTGTGCTATTGAACAACAGGCCGGTGTCAGCCAGCGCGGCGTTGGCCGTGAGCTGGCTGTACACGGTGCGGTTTTCAAGGCGGCGAGCCGAGAAGCCGAAGGCGGTGACCAGACGCTCAAAGGCGCGCAGGTCATCGTTGATGATGGCTTGGCGCGTGAGGCTGACAATGCGGCCATAGGTGAGCACCGCATAGGACTCGGCACCGTCGGTCATCTTGCCGTATTTGAACTCGCCATGCTCGTTGGTTTGCAGCAGGTCTGGCGCACCCGACAGTTGCACCACCGACAGGCTTTTGAAATCAGGCGCGTTGGGTGCGCGGCGTGCCCACATGGCGTAGGTGCCGGGGTTTTCGTCGTAAGCGTTGCGAAGGCGCTTGTTGGCTACGTTTGCGAAGAGGCTTGAAAAGTCGCTGGTACCGTGCATGCCTCCGCTACGAAAGTGCAGCATTTGGCCAGCCAGCTCCATGCGGTCCTGCCCTCGTGTGTTGACGCCATGCGCCTCCAAAAAGTCGCGGCCAATTTCAAGCAGGCTCATGCCGCGATACTGGCGGCCGTTGTCGTCGATTTTGGTGGCAGGGGCAATGCGGTGCAGGATGGCCTGCTCAATGCCGGCCATGCGCACTTGCATGCTGTCTTGCACGGTGACCACGTTGGTCACATTGCGCTGACCGCCTGCATGGGCGTCGCGCACAGCCAGCTCGGCCAGCACGGCGGCGCGGGCTTGTTCAATGGTCTGATTGCTGCGGATCATGCCAGCAGCTAGGTTCGGTACGCCGTGGCGTGTGCACAACTCAACAATGTCGGCAGCGCGGGTGTCGACCTGCGGCGCAGACGTCTGCGTAGCCGAGTTGGCTACAGTGGTGGTTGCTGGCGTTGCGGGGGCGCCGCCTGCGTTGACTTCGGGGTCCATAGATTGCTCCTGGTTGGGATGGGCGGCTGCCCGTTGATGTACAGCGGGTGCTGCGGATGGGGTGATGGTTGCTGGCGCTGCTGCTGGCGCGGCGCGGGTGGTGATGCTGCAGGGGTAGGCACGCACCTCTTGGCCGCGTGCGTCGACCAGCTTGCCGCCTTCGCTGCGCACCTGGCTGTCCAGGTCGGCAGGGATGGCCACAAGGCTGACTTCCATGGGTGTCCAGCGGGTGACACGGTAGGTCCACATGGCGGCGTCTTGCGTGGGGGCGATCATTTCGATGGCTTCGCGGATGTAACCGACCGACACGTTGCGAATGACGCGGTCTTCAAGGTCTTGCACGATGCCGCGCACGCTTTCGCGGCGGCTGAGTTGTGACTGAACAGTGCCGACGCCGTTGCTGATTTCAGGCTGGTCGCACACGCCAATCTGGTCTTCAAGCGTCCAAGAGCTGTGGCTGTTCAGCAGCGGTGCGCCGCGCTGGAGGCGGTCAAGGTTGACGGCCTCGGGCGAGACCTCAAGCTGCTCAAGGTAGTAGCGGTCATTGGCCCAGTCGTAGCGCTTGACGGGCGCGCCCGTGGTAAACACCAGCTCAAAGCGTGCGGCTGGTGCGGTGCCGGTGCCCTCAGGGTCTGCGGCGCGGGTAACGTTGCGCACAGCCATTTGCAGGGCGACCAACGGCATGTCTGCGGTGGTGGGGCCGGGGCGCTGGGTGGTGTTTGCTGTTGTCATGCCGGCTATGGTGTGGCGGCGGTTGTCTCATTTCCCGGAAAATTGAGACGAATTAGGTTGTTAGTTAGATCCACGCTTTGAACAAGAGCGTGTAGCTGTCGGCGGTTATTCCAGTGCCCGCGACCGTCGGGACAAGGCGGGCAAACTTACCGGAGGACAAGGCAAAAACTGCGCTGGCCACGGTGGTGTTTGCCGTCCCAGCAACCGTTGCGCTGGGCACGTCGTACCAGTTGGTTGCCGTGGCCGGGTTGCCGTCGCAAAGCTGAACCTTGACCGTCGGAGGTGTAGTTGCTGCGCCAAGCGTCAAAACAAGCTGGCCTGAATAGCAGCCGTCCACATACAACAGATCGGTACTCGCTGTGGTTGCCGTCAGAGACACCACACTGTCCACCAACTGGCGGCGGTTTAGTATATGCTCGCCCGGACGATTGGTGCGAATGACACTGTTGGTAAAACTCGGGCTTGTACCAGTGACCTTGCGCACATAGCGGACATGCGTGCCGATGATCGGCATTGGGGGGCTCATTTGGCTTTTGTCTGTGCTGTTGTCGATTGGCGCAAGGTCATAGGTGGTGAACCAGTTCACACCTCCATCGAGCGACTCTTGAATGCGCGGGTACATGCGCGGCAAGGTACCAGAAACGACGGTCACGTCGGTTGTGAACTGCTGCGCCCCTGTTGTTCCAGACACATCAATCGCTGCACTTGTTTGTGTTGTCGTGATTGCGGCTGATGCAACGTCAATGGTGCGAACAGCGGCACTGCGCACTGGCCATGCACCAGAACCACCGGTCCCTATCGAAGCTACCGCGCCTTGGGTGGCGGTAAACGTGCCGCCGACCGCGACCATTGGTAAAGCCTTATCTGAGCGTGTCGTCCCTGCCCCGTCAATCATGATGTTTAATTCACTCCAAGACCGCACACTCAGGTCGTGGTTTCGCAAAGTTGGGCGCAGAATAACCGTGCCGCCGCAGTTGGTGGACACCAAAGTGCCCAGCGCTGGACTGACGCGCACGCCCCGTATGTCGGTGACTGGGCGCAACGTCAGCGTTGTGTTTGCAATGTTTGCAATTTCCCATGCGCCATCAAGCCCCAAGTTTGCACCAGTCAAATCTGCACGCACGCCGTGCAGGTCAACATAGTCGCCAGGGCTCGCGCCTGCCCATGTTGTGTTGCCAATAACATCAAGCCAGTTGCCGCCGTTGGCCACGCGAGAAACTACAGATTGAACAGTTTGGCCAATGATGCCGGGTTGGTCGCGTCCACCGTTTGTGATAATGACCGAGCCGCCATAAGTGGTTGCGGTAACTGCGGCACCCCAGACCACTGTAAAGCTGTTTGCACCAGTGACAGTGACTTGAACTGGCACAGTCAAGGACGCAAAGTTCGTAACGTCACGAGCGCCTTTGAGAGTCACCCAGTTGTTAGTCACCAAGCCGTGCGGCACATCGGTAGTCACAGTCGCGGTTGTCGTGCCTGTTTTTACAGCAGTTACGATCTTGCAGATTGGCCGCGACATATTGACCGGCTTGAACAATCGGAATCGCGGGAACAGCAGGCTTTCACTTGCGGGTTTGACGCTTGTGCGAGGAACGTCTCGCACCGTCCACTGGTTAAACGCTTGCTCGGGCTTATCCATCACAACCGCTGCTCCAAGTCCAGCCTCAAGCATGAATCGGTTGGTTGCGCGGATTTCGTACTGCCCCCAGTTTGCTCCGGCGACGTAGGTTGGCGCGGTCGAGAGAATCGTTACACGCTGGTCGCCAAGCAGGGCGCCGCTGACTTGGTTGTCGTCGCCAGCAAAAATTGAAACTATGGCCGCGCTGGTTGCAGTGGTGCCCGTAAAGCGCAGGCCAAAGCCATTGCGAGCGCCGGACATGTTGCTGTAAAAATGAACCTGCGCAGTCCCCAGTGTGGGCGTGATGACAGGAACCGCCAGTGAAGGCAAGGCGACTTCATCAGAAAAGCCAACAGCAATCACAGTGCGGTCTGGGCTGATGTAGTTCAGGCAAGCGCTGGGGTAGTTCAGGCGGTTGTCAACAAGACCAGCGATGTTGATCCAATCGCCGATGAACACAGAGCGGCCGCTACCTGCAGCAGGCAGCGCACTCGCGAGCTGGAGGTGCATGACTGTACCAGCTGTTGCGTTATACGCAGCGCCCTGCACTGAACTTGACTGGTAGCAGGAGACGATGTTGATTCGATCGAGAATAGAGTCTGGGCCATTGGGGCCATTGGCAAACAATGAAGCTGTCGCAAAGCTGATGCCTGTGCGGACAAAAGAACCAGCAAACTCCAATGCTGCGGGTTGTGGCACGCCTTCGTTGGTGTTTGTGGCAAATGATTCACCAATAGTGAGTGGGCTGCCGGACAAGGCAATGATTGCCTGCCCGTTGAGGCCGGACACAGCCGCGACGAAATCGCCGCCTGCCCAATCGATGCCTGCAAAGTCGCCCCACTGCGCGGCAAGCTGGGCGGGTATCTCGTTGTCGGGGATGGCTTGGGATACCAGCCCGGAGGTTGCTGTGACTTCGGCATAAGTGCCCTTGCCTGTGGATGTAAACGTCTTCATGACGCCGCTCTGATCAACCTGTTTGATGTCTGGCATTTCTTACTCCTTTTTTGATGGGCTCGGCGAGCCCGACGGGTTTTGTGGCGCTTGGCCGGTTTGCAGTTGCAGCAGCAGGTCAAGCGTGCCGTCGCTGCGCAGGCGGTCAAAGTCCCTTTTTAATTCCGCAAAAATCAACTCGGGCTTGTAGCCACGGCGGCGCAGCTTTTCGCTTATCGTGCTCAAGCCGCCAGAAATTTCAGCCAGGTCGGCTTTGACATCTTGCTCGGGGTTGACGTAGTCCCACTTCGGAGTTGAAAAGTCGCAGCTGTAATCGGCGCGGGGGATTTTGCCGGCCAGCGTGGCGGCGTCTATAAACGCGCGCCAGATAGGCTCCAGCAGCTTGGGGATCAATGTGAGCCACTGCGTTTGCTCTGCACCGCGCCTGAACTCAAGCAGGGCAACCCTGGCGCTTGAGAAGTTGACCTCGCGCACATCGCCGGTCAGCATTTCGTAGGTCACGCCCATGCCAGCTGCCACCAGGTGCAAACTAAACTTGACGTATTCAACATAACCCGGGGCAACCTTGGGCTCGACCACTGTCAGGTTAACGCCCGCTGGCACTTGGGTGATGCCGCCACTGGCCAGCGTGCCCAGCTCGCCAGTGTTGCGCACGGTGGCCTGTGACTCGCTCTCGGTCATGCTCATGTTGGTCACGTCGCCGCTGGCCAGCACGCTCAGGCGGGTTTCGAGGTTTTTGCGCTGCAGCTCGGCGTCTTCGTACAGCTGCAGGTCGCGCACCCGGGCAATGACCGGGGCCAGGCGGGTGAAGCCGCGCCCCTGCCCTGGCCGCTGTGGGTTGTACAGGTGGATCATGCTGGAAGCAGGCACCGGGTAGCTGCTGGCCCGGCCACGGTTGAAGCTGATGATCTCGCCGGGGTGCTGGTCATACAGCCAATAGGCCACGACGCGGCCCAGGGCGTCGTATTCAATGCCGCTGGTGATGGTGTTGTTGCCGTTGGTACCGGTCTTGCTGCTGTCCAGCCAGTCCACCTCAAGCAGCTGCAGCTGCAGAGGCACTGGCAGGTTGTCTTCAGCGCGGCGGGTGCGTAGGCGTATCAGCACCTCGCCGTCTTGCTCCATGGCGCGGTAGGCGGCAGCCTGCAGGCCGTACAGGTCAAGCCTGCCGTCTGCATCGGCCACACGGGTCCAGTCGGTCCACAGCTTGTCAATGTCGGCCGCATTGGCGGCCAGGCTGCGGGGGGTGATGCCGGTGCCGATGGTGTTGGCGACCAATGACTCAAGGCCCCGCGCGATGTATGGGCTGTTTTGCACCAGCGACCGGGCGCGAGCGCGCAAGCTGCTGGCGTCGGCGCGGTGGTCTGTGTTAGCGCTGGCGCCTGCGCGGCGTGGCCGCCAGCCGTCTTTTTGGCTGGCCCCTTCGTAGGCGCGGGTCAGCATGTCGCGGGCGCGCAAGCGGCGCAGGCCAGCGTCTGGATTCACGAGGCCGATCAGGCGGTCAAGCAAGTTGGCGGCCATCAGTCGCCCCGCAGTGTTGCAAACTTGACCCGGTAGCTGCCGTGCCGGGTGCCGCTGGTGGCCACTGCGGCGGCAAGCTCGCTGGTGATGATGCTGCGCGCCTTGATCAGGTCATCCATGCTCCGGTACTGCACCTTACGCCCGTTGACCTCGACGGACATCTCGCCAGTCGCGACGGCGGCATTGATGTTGTCAAGGTCGGTTTGGGTAAATGCCATGGCGCTGGTTTAGTCGGGCTGTGAAGTCTCTAAATTAGCGCTGTCGGTGTCTCATTTCCCGGAAAATTGAGACGGCTTTTTGCCAAGCCCCGCAGGTTTGCCTGGTTGTTTGATGTGCCGGTACACGGTGGCGCGGCTGATGTTGAGGCGGCGCGCCACCTCCGTGGCGTTGCGGCCATTGAACAGCGCCAGCACATCGGCAGACTGCACCCGCCGGCCTGCGATGTAGCACTCTTCCCCGGCAAACTCCGCACGCACGGCGGTTTTGATCCTGCCAATCGGGTCGGCAGCGCCTGAAGGCAGCTGCTTGATGGCCAGGGCCAGCGCCGGGTCTGACAGGATGTAGTCAAACAAGCGGTCAACCAGGTCAGGCTCAGCGCTTAGCAGGCGGTCAAAGTCGGTGGGTTGTTTTGCTGGGGTCATGTGTTACCAATCGCGTTTCATGGCATTGCTCAGGGGTGGTTTTTGGGGTGTCGGCAATTTCTCGCCATTGTTTTGGGAGCTGCTGGCGCTGGTGTCTGTTGGGCTGGTGGGGGTGAAAAGGTCAGGCTCACGCGGGCAATACTTCAGATCGCGCCGTGCCCAGCTGGGCTCGCGGTAGTTCTGCATGCCGAGGTAGCAGGCGGCCACCAGGGCGTACACCATAGCGTCGCCGCCCTCTTCTCGCTTGCCGGCAGGCGTGACCCAGCGCATGCTGGCCTTGCCATGCACCGTGACAGGCATCAGGCGGGCGGCGGTCATTTGCTCGAATTCGTCGGTGCCCCTCAATGAATCCGGCACGTGCACATAGCCGGGGCCAACCTGCGTCACCCGCATGCGGCCATAGAGCAGGTGCTTGGCGGTGTCGGTGCCCACCACCCACAGCTTTAGGCTGCGCGCTGCGGTCTTGCCGCGCCAGGTGGTGTCGATCAGGCTGGGCTTGCCGATGATGGGCTTGCCGTAGGTGCTGGCACCCTTGACGGCCAGCACGTTGCCGTGGGCATGGGCGCGGCAATAGTTGTAAACAGCCGCCGTGTTGTGGCCACCGCTGTCAATGGCCGTCGCTTCAATCAGCATTTGCGCGCCGCTGCTGTGCATGATGGGCGTGCGGCGGATCTCGGTCAGGCGCGTCCAAGGGCTGGCCTCGGTGTTTTCGTCCAAGTTGGGGTCGCCGTAAATGATGTGGCGAGCGACCAGCCAGCTTTCTTCACCCCGGCCATAGGCCCACACCCGCGCCTCAAGCCGGTCTGGCTGGGTGTCTACGCCCATGGTCAGCATCAGGCCGCCACGCGGTACCACGCCCAGCTCGTAAGGCTCGGCCCTGGCAGCCAGGGCGCGGCTGTCTGCGCCGCTGCCTGTCTCTTCCCAGGTCTCGGCCAGCGAGCTGTTCAAGAATTTTTTAAGCGGGCTGCTGTTGCCCTTGACGCGCTCAACCTGCGCGGCTTCCCACTCTTCAACCAGGGCGGGCCAGCCCTTCCAACCCAGCGGGCTGTAGAGCTTGTTGATCCAAAACCCAGCCCGCTTGCCCAGGCTGGCGCCGGGCGCTTCAGGCACCCACAAGCCTTGCGCCAGCATGTCCTTTTTGGCGTGCTCTTCTATCGCCGCGCCACAGTGGCGGCAAATGTAAACCGCCGTCTCAGGCCTCGCCGCGCCGCCCGCGTCTTTCAGCCATTTGATGCCCCAGTCGGTCTTGGCACCCCACAGGAGCACCTGTGCCTCGCCACAGTGTGGGCAGGGCACGTGGTATTTGCGCTGGTCGCTGGCCAGGTATTCGCGCTCGATGGTGCTTAGGTTCTTGATGCTGCAAGTGCTGGCGATGATCAGCTTGCGGCTGCTGAAGTTGCTCATGCGCTCTTCAAGCAGGCCGAGCGGCGGGCCTTCGTTGTCAACGTCGGCAGGCCACTTGTCAACCTCATCAGCCACCGCAAAGCCGAGCGGCTTAGACGCCAGGCTGGCCGCGCTGTTGGCACCGGCAAAAAATACGGTGAAGCCGCCCTGGATGGATCGGCTGCGCCAGCTCGTCGACTCGTCACGGCTTTTGCGCACCGCCACCTTGCCCAGCATGGCGGGCGTCTGCATGATGGTCGGCAAAAAGCGCTGCGCGCTGTGGTCTTGGGCATCTTGCAGGGTGGGCTGCACCATCATCATGTCTTGCGGATCGGTGTGGATACGCTGCATGACCGAGTTGTAAAGCACCTCAGATTTGCCCATCTGCGTGGCAAACCACAAAACCACCCGCTCAAACGGCTGGTGGGCTGAGGCGCATTGCATCGGCTCGACCAGGTACGGCGTGCGCTCATTGCGCCACGGCCCGCGCTCAGGGCCTTTGGCGATGTGGCGATAGGTCTGCGCCCACACGGCCGTGTCAATGCGTGGGGGTGGCGCGAGGAACTGCGCCTTGAGCGCGTCGACCAGCTCGATGGCGCGGGCGGTGTCATCAGGCAGGTCGCGGGCGCTCATGGTGCTGCAGCCTCGGTGATGGCGACGCGCTCAGTCGCCTCGGCCAGCAGTTGCAGCGCCTGGTGAATCTCGGCATGCAGCATGTTTTGCGCTGCGGCCGGGTCAGACTCAGCGGCCAGCTGCGGGCCCAGGCGGGCGGGGAGCTGTAGCAGCGCGTCGCGCGTGGCTGAAAACACATTGGCCACCGCCGCCTTGACGGCATCGACGCGGATCAATTCCCCGCGTGCTTCGCTTAACTTGAGTCGCGCCAGTTGCGCTTCGCAGGCTTCGCGCAAAGTTTTGGCCACATGAAAGCTGGTGATCTCTGTGTTTTCGTCGATTGTTTTTGCGTCAGCTATCTCGGCTATTGGCCTTTGAAGTGCGGTGCCAGTTTTTGAAGATGGTCGCACCCGGTTAAGCAATGCGATTTTGGCCATTTCAACGTCGATTTGACCGTCTTTGTCTTTGGTCAATATGCCTCGGCTGACCAGGTCGTGCACGGCTTGGCGTGACACGCCCAGCGTGCGGGCTAGGCCGGACTCATTTAGTTTTTGAATGTTTGTCAATTGATTTCACGCCGTTGAAAAAGTCAAGGTAAAAATCATGCAGCTCGCGGCTTGCGTGCAGCGTGCTTTGCTCGATGCGGGGATTGGTATTGACGTTTGCTGATGATTCGACTGCCAGGTAGTAGTTTTCTGCGGCGTTGCTGGCCAGTGTCACTTTGCTGTGGTTCTTGGCTACCACCAGGCGGCAGCCGTAGGCGGCGCACATTTTCATCATTTGTTCGTATTCGTCGCCATAGCTGCCTGGGAAAATCTCGCCTGCGTATAGGTCAAACTGCTCCAGCTTTCCGGCATCGAGCCAGTCGGATATCTCGGTCAGGTCTTTTTTGGCGATGCACCAGGTTGACATCAAAACGTGGTCCAGGTGGCTTGTGCCGGCCAAGATGTGCCGAACATAGCTCAGGCTGTCAATGTCGCCGCGTGACATCACGTGCCAACTTTCGCCCGGCGCAAAGCGGGCGGGTAACACTTCAGCCAGCGTGGCTTCAGCTGTTGCCCGACGCATGTGGTGGCGGTTGGCGCTTTTTTGAGCGATCGCGCGGCGGGTTTCTTTTTTGTCTGCTGTAAATTGCGCGGCTGCAGCAGCTACAGCGTCAGGGTCAAAGCCTTTAAAAAGGTCCATGATGTTGCCTTTTTTGCTGGTTTAACGTGCTGTCAAGTGATCTGTCAAGCAAACCCAAAACCCATAAACTAGCGCGTTTCCGCGCCCTCTT